TACGCACGGGGACGAAGAAGCATCAACTCGAAGCTATGGAAGCATTGAGTCGTCTTTTGCCAGATGATTTGAGTAAAGAGGAGCTAAGTTACATCAAAGCTAATACGGTAGTAAACAAGGCTGTGAGTAATCTGTTCGGTTTCCCTAAGATGCTTAAGAAAGACGAGATGTCTGACGATATGATAGAGGTACGCGGAAGGGTACTGGATGATTACCTCAAGCTATATGAAGTGCTTGAAGATAATGCCAAAGTAAAAACAATACTCTATGATAAATACCAACCAAAGCGAATAGAGGACAATTCTGCCAAGAGCGCGCTTAAGTTAGTTAAGTAGTAAAATGTTTTAAATGCTACCTAGGTAGCATTAAGCAAGGGCGGGGTTCCGCCCTTGCTATCAAAATCAGCACTGCTGATACAAATGTAGACCCACTCACGCCGCCTTGGCGTGCACATAACTTTGTATCAGGACAAATCTCATGGGCTCCAGTGCGCCGAAGACCCCCACCAATACCACCCAAACCATCAATACAAACTCAATCCCCGACTTCATGCAGCCGTATTTCAATACGATGATGTCGAGTGCACAAGGCCAAGTCTACCAGCGTGACGCGCAGGGTAATGTTTCCGGTCTACAGTCCTACCAGCCGTACAGCACGAATCCCAACGACTATGTCGCACCGCTGTCAGGCCTGCAGAACCAAGCCATCCAGGGCGCAGGCAATCTACAAGTCCCCGGCCAGTTCCAGCAAGGCAGCCAGATGGTCGGTGGCTCGGGCGCAGGCGCTCTGGGTATCGGCATGCAGGCGGCCAATGCCGGTAATCAATATAACCAGATGGCGACCGACCCTAATGCCTTGAAAGGCTTCATGTCACCGTACATGAACAATGTCGTGAACTACGAGACCGGGCAAGCCAACCGGCAATATGATATCACCGGGCAAGAGCAGCAAGCCGCAGCAACGCGCAATGGCGCCTTTGGGGGTAGTCGTGAGGCCATCATGGGCGCGGAGAACGAGCGCAATCGCAATCAGGCCATCACCGGCATCCAGTCCACCGGCGCGGAGAAAGCCTTCCAGAATGCCCAGCAAGCGCAGCAGTTCGGCGCCAACTTAGGCATGCAAGGCTATCAGTTCGGCATCCAGGGCATGAACGCCGGCATCCAGGCAGGGATGGGCTTGGGCACACTTGGTGCGGGCCAGCTCGGCGCCCAGCGCGATATCCTGAACACCCAAGCGCAGTTCGGCAGCATGCAGCAAGACCAGCAACAGAAGGTCATCGACGCGGCTACCAATAATTACAACAAGGCGCAAGCCTACCCGATGGACCAGATGAACTGGCTGTCCGGTCTGATACACGGCTTTCCCGTTGCTCAGACTGGCTCGACACAACAGAATTATCAAGCCCAACCTAACATGATGTCGCAACTATTCGGTGGTATCGGTGCCATGGGCAGCATGTACAACGCCTATAAGAAAGAGGGCGGCATTGTCGGTTATAACGTCGGGGGCGCTATAGAGTCTGATTTAGACCAGATGAACCCCGAGCAACTGCAAGAGATTATCCAGACCACCACCAGTGATATTGAGCGGCAGATGGCTAAAAAGCTATTGGCTGAAAAGACCATGGCCGGTGGCGGCATTGTTGCGTTTGCACAGGGCGGCACGATGAAAGAGCAGCTAACTAAACTCAAACCTGAAATAGAGGCGGCCCGTGCCGCACGTGAGCAGGCACGCATAGATGCCGCTAAAAATGCCCGTGCCGGTCAGCCCCGTCAACCGATGAACGCAGGCCAAGCAAGAGAGCAGCTACTGGCACAAGAGACGGCAGCCGCACCTAAGCCAACGCCAGGGATAGAGGCCGTTAAGCCCCCTAGCTCCTGGACAGAAGAAGGCCAAAGTATCTCCGGTCAAGCCGTTAAGAAAGGCTTGGGCAAAGTCGCCTCTACGTTAGGCAAGGGCTTGGGTGCAGCCGGTGCTTTGGTTGGTATTGCTGAGGGCGCTTCTGAAAAATCTGATATGGACAAGTATCTGGCCGTCCGCGCCGAGAACGGCGATGTGCAGGCCAAGCAAGTGCTGGACAGCGGCGGCTCTGATTCTATTATGGAGAATTTGAAAAAGCCGGTCCGTGATGTCGTCGGCAAGATGGATGTCGCCGGTGCATGGGAAGCTATCAAAGGTGCGTTCTCGGGCGGTATAGACTCGGTACAAGCTGCACCCACAGAGCAGCCGACGTTAAATGTACCACAGCCATTACAAGCCGAGCCTGCACCCGCAGGTATCCCGCAGCTACAAGGCTCCATGACACCCACGGGTGCAGGCGGAGGAGAAGGTAATTGGCAAGAGGCACCACCACTTAATCAAGGTATCCCGCAGGCCGCTCCACAAGCCGCCGGCAGTCCGTTTGACCCGATGATTGCCGAAGACCAAGCGAAACTTAATAATCTGCAAGACACACCGTATGAGACACCGGAAGCGTTACTGCAACGTCGTCAAGAAATCATGGGGCAACGCGCCAATACCGCCGACGAGTCCAAGCGCCAGTTCAACTTGCGCATGGCGGACTTCTTCGCGCATTGGGGCTCGACACCAGGACCGGTCATCTCTGCAGGGCTTAAAGCATTAACCGAAACCATGCCGGGCTTCTTGAAAGATAAAGATGACCAGGAGAAATTGTCCCGCACCCTATCCGAGGCGCAGTTCCAGATTGATTGGGCTGACCATTTAGAGCATAAAGGTGATACCGAGAAAGCCGCTGCTGAACGTGAGAAAGCGGCAGAAACACTTAGGTCTGATAAAAGGCTCAAAGCCGCTGCTGATGCTAAATTTGCTGAGTCAGAGATGGAGCAGTTCAATCAGAATAACCGTAACTACGCCGATAATATGACCAAGTTTACAACGGCGCAGATGACGAATAGTCCGAACAGCGCCAAGAACACCAATCTCGATAATCTAATGGGGCAGTATAACGCACAAATAAAGAACGCCGACGCCATACTCCAAAGTGATGACCCTACCATTGTACTGGCGGGTGAGGATACTTCTAAATTAAGCACAGAACAAATCAACAGAAAGATGGTGCTTAAAAAGCAGGACGTCGCCGAGTATAAGAGTAAATCAGAAGAGGCGCTCAATGGCGTGATGGAGCAGATGAAGCAAGGCGGGGGGAGCACCAGCGGGGGTGGAGGTTATGATTTCCATGGCACCAAACTAAGCCCTCCCGAAGTCAAGGCGTTTTTGAAATTCAACCAAGGAACCTAAGATGGCTGCGCCTAAAGAGCTTCACAAAACCGTCGAGTGGATGGAGTCCCGAGGCAAGGCTAATGCCGTGTCAGGTAAAGGTGCACGTGGGCCGATGCAGGTCATGGACGCGACGGCGCGGTCGCCTGGTTACGGTATCACGCCCATTCGTAATAACTCGGTTGCTGAGCGCGAGCGGGTAGGGCATGAATACCTTGATGCACTCTATGATACCCATGGCGGTGACCCGGCACTGACACTGGCGGCCTATAATGCCGGCCCCGGTGCTGTCCAAAAGCATGGCGGCGTGCCGCCTTATAGAGAGACCCGGAACTATGTCGGCAAAGGCCTGCAGTTCTTGCAGCTAGCCGGTGCGCAACCCCAAGCCCAGCCAACCGGACTACCTACGTTGGACGATTTAGCCGACGTTGAAGAAGCGCCGTTAACGCCGGAGCTGATTGCCAAGTTCAAGCGCATTCAGTCGGGCGAAGCACCGCCACCGCGAAAAGCCATACCTACGCTAGAGGACTTGGCAGATGTCGAGGAAGCACCGTTGACGCCTGAGCTTAAAGCCAAGTTTGAGCGCATTAACGAGCTGCAGCAAATTCAAGACAATCCGCAAGGCGAGCAACCCGGACGCTTTAGTTCGGCGCTCAGTCGGGGCTGGGAAGGGCTTAAAGAGTCAACGCAGGGCATCGGGTTAGGCATAAGCTCGGCCTTGGGCAATGGCCCCGAAGCACAAGCACAGATGGAGGGCATCAAGTCCAAATCACAAGAGCCACAATCGGGTAGAGCGTCGCAGACGTTTCAAAATATTCAGGATATCTATTCCAAAGACGGTGCTTTGGCAGCCGCTAAAGAGTTACCGGGCTTTGCTATGGAGAAGACCGCTGAGTCTGTACCGGGCATGGCACCGGCATTAGGTATGGGCTTGGCCGCAGGCGCCGTTAATCCATTATTGGCGCTCCCCGTTACAGTAGGGGCTTATATTGTGCAGCAGTTCGGCGATATGATGCATCGGCAAGCATTGGAGAAATCCAAAGCGGAGGATTTATCTTCTGGAGATGCTTTGGCCGCCTCGATTCCCGCAGGTTTTTTGGATGCCGTCACCGACCGCTTTACACTAGGCTTAGGCAAGAAAGCCAAAGCCGTGTTTAGGGATAGTGTTGAGCAAGAGGTTAAAAAGAACCTCCTCACCCGTATAGGCACACATGCCGTTAAGTCAGGTACCTTGGAAGCCGGCGTCGGCGCGACACAATCGGAATTAGAGCGGGCGCAAGCAGGGCTGCCCATCACCGGACCGGAAGCAGGACAAGAAGCTAAAGAGGCCGGCGCCTCAGGGTTCTTCGGGGCTTTGATACCCGGCGCTGCCGGCGGTGTCAGTACGCCCGCTACACCCGCTACGCCACAGTCGGGTGATACCGAGACCACACCACCCGACTTAGCCGCGCAGACTAAGCAAGCCAAAGCCGTCGACGAAGAGAACAACGCCAAGAAAAAAGCCGCTCGCGTCGAGGATTTCGGCGTTGCGCCCAAATCCAAATTGTTCAAATCATTAATGGACGCCGACCTGACCACGCAAGAAGGCATTGACGCGGCAAAAGCTGCGGTCGATGAACACGCACCGGATGATTTCGACTACGAAGAGTTTGATTCCCATATCAATGCAGCGGAACAGGTATTAAAGAGCCAAGAAATTCCCGAACCCACTTTACGAGGTAAAAACGAGCCATGGACACCGGAAAGCGAAACAACGACAACCAAACCGGAAGAAACTCCAGTTACTACCGAGACCCAGGAGCCGCCACCGGACACTACGGCGACAGCGCAGGAAACCGAAGTGCCTATTGCCCAAGTTGCTCCCACACCACAATCTGCTCCAAAGGCAAGTTCTGTATTGGGGACTATACCCCCGTCCTCAGAAGCCGCGCCAAAGCCAACCTTCTCTGATGTCGCCAAAGCCCATCAGGAAGGGACTCGGGCAAAGAATGAGGCAGAAGATAACCCAAGCCCTGAAGCAGACGCCAAGCGGAATGAAGCGTGGGCTAAGCTGCAGGAGACTGGTAAGGCGTTCCAGCCTGAGTCCTTTGCTTTGTCCACCGAGCCCGAGACCCAACACACAGCTAAGTCATTAGAGCGCCATTTGCCCAAAGAACTCAAGGCTATGATAGCCAGCGGCAAGGCGGTGTTCCATGATACCCAAGCGACGCTCCCCGGCGAGAACCATCCGCCCAATGTGAAGGGTATGGTCGATGCAGCAGGCGTTTCTCATTTCATAGCAAATCGACTCACGCCTAATACTATTGAGAGCGTGATGCTCCATGAAGCGGGCGTACACGCCGGGATGGCCAAACTGGTCGGGCCCAAGCTCTGGGAGCAGTACAAAGCCGAAGCGATGAACAGTCAAGACCCGGCGTTTATCGCTGCGCGTGAAGCGGTACCGAAGTCCACTCCAAGCCATTTGATTCCCGAAGAAGCCTTAGCCCATCTGGTTGAGCACGCACCCAAGCACTCATTGGTTCGCCGATTGATATCAGCCGTCCGTAATTGGGCGCGGGCTAATCTGGGCATTGGCAGTAAGTTCACCGAGGCTGACGCACGGCAATTAGCGGTGTCGGCGTTGAAATATGCAGGTTCACGGGCTGACACAGCGTACGCGCTGTCCTCGTCTGAAGAAGCCGCCGTAACAGCAAAAGCGGAGCGGCTTGCAGCGGCGCGGGAGAAGCACCTAAAAGCCAATCCACCTAAGCCTATTCCCTCGCGTTCGACCAATCTAAAACGCACCGTGCTCAAGATAGAGAACGAACTGTTCGACTACAGCTCGGGATTGTATAACCAACTGCGGCCGCGTTTGGAAGCGATGGGCTTGGCGACGCCGGAGGTACAGAAGATTATGGCGCAGGCGTTCCAAGGCCAGACCGTGTATGTCAATTCACTGGCAGCCCAAGGCGCTATCCAAGGCGAGTTGCACTACAACCCAAACACGATGCAGTGGGAGGCCAAGGCCGGGCAGTTCTCCATCACCAAGATGAAAGATATCCTGGCCAAGCATGCCAAGAAGCAAGGCAAGCCGTTTGAGACGGTCAGTGGCATTTTCACCGATATTGCCTCAGCACTGCGTATCAAAGAGTTCCGTGAGCAGGCGGCGACCTATCGGAAAGCCATTGATATGGCTACCGACCCTAAGGTTAAAGCCATGGCTGAGCGTAAGTTCGCCAATATCTTGCGGCGTGCGGATGTAGAGCACATGACGGATGACCAGATTGCCACGGCGCTTAAAGTCTTGGCCGACCATCCCGAGTACGCCGAGGCACTGAAAGAGTGGCATGGGGTACGGGCTTATATGGTCAAGTTCCTGGTCGATACGGGCCGCTATTCTGAGAAGCAGGCCAAAGCCTATATGGACGCGACGATGTATGTGCCGTTCAACCGGCTCATGGATGCGAAAGACCCGGATGCATTTTATGGCTATATGGCGGGCGGACGGGGTCGGAGCTTAATGGCAAATCAAAAGGAGCATGCCATCAAAGGCTCCGAACGGGAAGTCAAAGACATGGTTGAGAACATGGAGAAGTGGATTCTCAACAGCTTTGTAAAAGGCGTGAAGAACGCCAAGAATCTGGAGCTCCAAGAGGTTGTCGCCAAGCACTTTTACCCCGGTGCCGTTAAGCCGGCGGCCAATACCAAGAACGGCGGCATTAAAGTCTATCGGCACGGGCGTGAGGAGTATTGGGAGTATGAAGACCCTTTGTTAACCTCGGCGTTTAACGGCGTCAATACCGTAGCCCTGCCTACCTTAACCATGGCCGCCAAGTTCGCTAACCGACTGCGCAATGCCATCGTACTGGACCCGTTGTTTACGATAAATCAATTACCGCAAGACGCTTACTCGGCGATGTTCTCGTCAGGGGTCAAAAACCCCGGTGCGCTATTAATTGATATCGCCAAGGAGTGGACCGGTACGTTGAAAGGCACGACCGATGCGCATGAGCACTTAAAAGGCATCGGCATTGTCGGACAGAAAGATACCGTCAGTATGGCGACCGAGCATATTCACGAGTTAGCCATGCATGGCCGTGCTAAGAAAGGTCCGTTTGCGGCACTGCATAGGGCACTGGAGCACTTCGCCAATGTCGGTGATAATGCCATCCGTCAAGGCATCTATGTGCGTACCATGAAAGAGATGAAAGGCCAACCCAATGCGCAGATGATAGCCCAACAAAGAGCGTTTGAAGTGATTAACTTCAGGAAGCGGGGTGCCAATGCGACCTTAAGTGCGTTCATGCAAGTGACGCCGTTTTTAGGGGCGTATTTACAGGCAACCCGCACCCAGCTCAATATCATCTCGGGGCGCGGCATCTCGCCCGTTGCCCGCAAAGAAGCGCTGATGCGCTTGGCAGCCACCTCGGCACAAGTGGCAACGTTTACCTTTTTATACAACATGATGTTGGGGGATGACGACGAGTTCAAGAAGAAAGATATCCAGGAGCGCGACACCCATATCTACCCGTTCGGCTCTAAATCAGACTATGCGATGACGGTGCGGGCGGACGTATTCTCACTGTCGTTTATTGCCATGAACCATGTGTACCGATATCTGATGGATAAGGGTAGTGAGAACCCGTATCAGACCCGTCAAGCTATGTTGGATACGACAGTGCGCATATTAGCCGGGGCACCGATGGGGCCGACAGTTATCAAGCCGGTCTTGGAGAATATCACGGGTATTGATTTCCACACCAACCGCCCGATTATCCCCGAGCGCTACAAGCATTTATCGGGGACGCCGGAACTGCAGTACAACGAGAAGACCTCAGAGCTGGCTAAACTATTAGGTCATGCCGGCCTGTCACCGTTTTTGGTCGACCATTTTATTAAGGGCTATTTTGGCTATGCAGGGGCAACGACCATGATGGTGACCGACATGGCGCTACGGGCCGGCTTGGATATTCCGTATACGGCCACGCGTGAAGACCAGTTTAATATCGGTTACGGTAAATCAGCGAAAGACATTCCGGGCATGCCGCTGCGTAACGACCGGATGACGCAGGGGGTGGATGATTTCTATACCTTGGGAGGCGCGGCGCGGGAAGCTAAGGCCAGTGTGAATCGCTTCGAGGCATTGGGCAAGACCAAAGAAGCGCGGGAATTTAAGCGGCGGGAGGCCAATCTGGCCTTGGGGCGTGCGGATAACCGCCGGTTGTTATCTGACAGCGTGCAACGAGAAGTAAACCAAAAAACAGCAAAAATACACGATCTAACAGCGCAAAAGGACAAAATCATGGCGACGCCGAATGATAGAATATCGCCAGAAGCTAAGCGTGCGCGCCTCGAACGCATTGATGCACAGATAAAGCGGATTACCGAGAGCGCCTCTAGGACGTATAATCGGGTGTATCGTCCGTAAGAGGAACCCTCCACCAACGGACGCCAGCCATACCATTTTCTGTACGTTCTTCGTGGATAAGCTTATATCCCCTACGCTCCGCTTCGGTATAGATGGTGCGGAGCATTGTCTCCGTGTCTAAGCACGGGATGAAAAATGAGAAGCCAATCTCCAATTCATCCCACGCTAGTTTGAGCCTCAAACCTTGATACTCTGTCGGGTTAAACAAGGGCATGGTAGGCTTCTACGTCCCAATCATGGATGACCCTGTCCATTTCAAACGACGATAGGCACATGCGCAGTTCCTTCTGTGTCTCCAATGATAGGATAAACCCTTTATAGAAACCAACTTTTGCGGCGGTAACGGACATATCTGAAAAGCCATCTTCATGCATTTGATTTTCGATACGACTCCATAGGTCTTCTAATTTCGGGATAACGCCCATATATTTAGCTCCTTTACTTCTACTTTGATAGTTTGTGGTTTATTGTGTCGGGCTTTCATAAGCCGTAATCTATAGTCAATTCTTTGGTCAATAGACAGTTGGAACGGCATCGGCAGGCCTTCGGGTTTGGATTGAAACGTCCCTTCGGCTTTGGCCTGCACCATCTCCCGATAATTCGCCGCCCAGTTCTCGGCCTCGACTTTATCATAGTAAAACGTGTTCTTGACACGATGGTGTATTTTGGGGAGCCTACTGTGCTTGCCGCGTGCGTAGGACGCTACGGCTTCCAGAGTAATACCGGCCAGCTCGGCCATCTCTTTGCGGGTGATGGTGGTCATTGCTTCTCCCCACAAAACGGGCAAAAAGTAACCGTTACAGAGGGCGGATTTTTACGGATTTTAGTGTCAATCTTTTCTGTAGCGACACACAACTTATAGGTTAACTCCATGTCTTTTGAAAGAATAAACGCGCCGACCAAGCGTAAATTCATATCGGCTAATTTGACATTAATTTCTTCTGCGCAATTACACATAGTTTTTATAACCCCATCTCATCTAAAATTGTCTTGTCTAAAATAAGCGCCCGTACTGCGGGCGATGATGTCTGCGTGCCTTCGGCCATCTTCACTTGACCGGTGGTTATCAAAGCACCTTTGGTCTTGAGCTCCTCGACGGTGTCATTGAACGACACCCGCTTCTTGCTGCACCAACTGCGCAGGCTGGTAGTGGTGATATAAATCATTTTGGTATCGGTTTCAATGCGTATCATCAGCTCGCCACGCGGCATTTGTACCGCCGGGCGTAGGTCACCGGGGATATTCGACGGGCGCATGTCAATCACCAAGGTATGATTGCCGGCGTGCTCGTTGATAAATGTCCCGATGGTATTACCCGATATTTGCTCAGGCGTACGCACCTCGCTACGGGTGTCTGTGTTTTGTTTCATCAAGTAATCTACAATAGGCGCCAGCGGGATATCAATCAGGCCGAGCATGTTGCCAATCTCCCCACCCCATAAGGCTGTGGTTGTGAGCAATGAATAATAGCGCTCGGGGTTAAGGTAGCCCATGGCCAAATCAAACTCTTTCTGGATGGCCTTCAGACGCGTGAAGCACTCCTCCCGATGGTTGAGGATATACTGGACAATGATTTCCCCCGCATGCCCGTAGTTGTTCTGCAGGACATCAATAAACAGTCGGTCAGACTCTTCCTTGGTGATGCCGGTGATGGGCTCGACGCGCATCTCCAGCACCCGCATGACCTCGCCATCGGAGTTCATGCTGTTGGCTTTTAAGACGTCATGGATATTGGCGTTGCCCGAGGTAATGCACGGCACGCTCCAGGTGGTGTTATTGGCCCGCTCACGGTTGGCCGACGCCTCCATGCGGCCTTTGCCTCGGCCTTGGCTAATCGAGTACGCCAGGGTACCGACTTCTTCGGCGGTCATCTGGGTGATTTCATCCATGCAGAACACCACATTGTTCATCACACCCAGGCGATGCAGACGCATGTTCAGGGTGTCTTTCATCAGACTCATGCCCTTGTCGGGGTGACCCCAGGCGCTCAATGCCAAGCCTTGGGCGGCAGACTTACCGACACCCGATAGTGTGTTGGTCAAGTGCAGGATAGCGCCGCCGTGACCCAAGTATTTGAACATCGGGCAGCCCAAGCCTATCATTAAGGCAAATGCCCGTACCTCATTATCAGGCCCTGCGTAGCGCTGAGCGACCGATTGCCATGCCGCCAAGGTACCGACTTTGGTAAACTGGACAGAGGCTTGCAGGGTATCGTTGGAGGGCATTGAGTAATAGATGCCGTCTTTGCGAATCTCCCGGTTGCCGACAATGAAGCAGGTGTCATTGTCATGCCAACCGAACTGGACACGGATATTGTCGGCTTTGTCGATCTCTTGTAAGTAACTGCAAAACTCGGTGGTGTATTCCATCAGCATCTTCATTTTAAACGCATCTGCGGCCATGCCTTGTTTGGAGAAGTGCTCCCTGCATTTCTCCTTGGCGGTAATCTCGGATAACGGCGCGGAAAAGTCCTTAACACCGTCGTGGGGGCGTATCAGTTTCATGTGGACCAGCTCTCCCTCGTGCGGGTCAAGGCAGCGCCCTGACACGTAAAAGGTATGATTGTAGACGTGTTTGATGGCCATGGAGCCACCGTCGCCGTCTTTGTTAGGGATAAATTGTTTAACATAAATACCCGCCCGCGCGCCGGGTAAATACGGATAAACTATGGGGGGTAAGCCGCTGCGGGCAATGTCTTCATTGAGTGGGTGGACCTGCTCCGGGCGGGGGGTCCTATCGAGCAAAAAAGGGTAAGTGATATTCCCGTAATGAGGGCAGGCGGTGCAGAGCTCCGGACGATGCTCGCTTATCTTGGCGCAGGCATACGGCCCGTCGGTGCGCTCGGCCTTAAGCAAGGTGGCTTCGATTGAATAGTTGCTGTGCTGATAGGAGAGGTTATGCACCGCTTCCTGGCGTTGCTCGGTGAACTGCGGGATAGACATCACGCTCCACCAATGCATACCCGTTAAATCATCCTGATTGATATAAGCATTAGCCAACTGCACACAACCTGTTCCCTGCATCGACCGGGTAATCACCTGCCCGTATTGCTGGCCTTGGTGAGACATCAAGGCGCGGGTTAACGGAGAGAGTTTACTTACCGCCTGTGAAGTTAGATTCGTTCTAACTTTGGGATTATTCGGGATGGGTGCGCCGACGCTAAGCAAACTCCCCAGTACAGTCGGGTCGGTTGGTGTGCCAGTCTTGATAACGGCGACGAGTCGCAGTGGGTCGAACTTATGGTTAGTTGTTCCGGGAACCCGTAGAATGCGGGCGCTGTCTTTGGAAACACCGATGTCTTTAATGCTAAACCCGTGCTCCGTCGCTTTGCTTAGTAATGCCAGAACCAACGCCTTCCACTCAGGGATATCAATAGCCTGTGTTAGTGGCCAATAGATATGTGCACCACCACCGGAGTCTACCAGCGTAGGTGCAGGAAGCCCGGCAGCAGCGACGAATTTATCAAGCGCTTGTTTGGCATCCTTCTTGGTAGCATAGGCTGATTTGCCGCCGACGTCCAAATCAATCCATAAGGATTTAAGTTGGGCGACATTGGCTTGGGTGCGGCTGGTTTTGGTTTGGAAGCTGGCGACGGCGAAATAAATATCGTGGTCGGCGTAGTCGTTGGCGAACTCTACGAGCTCGGCATCAGTGGGGATAGCATCAATGAATTGTTGATTAACGAGGCCGTTCTTAATGAGGGTGAAACAGTACGGGCCGGTGTTGGGTAGGATGGAGCTGAGGAAATCATGTGGGTCCATTTTTGATGTGTCCCGAAGAGGAAAAAGGAGCGGCCTAAGCCGCTCGTTCTTGCCACTTTAAAGTGGCCTTTGCACTGCATAGCATCGCATCGCAACGCTAAGCTAGGCTAGGCATCGCATCGCTATGGAAGAAAAATTATATCACTCGTCGCCCCACTCCGATAGCAGCTCATCAATATTTGTCGAGGCGGGTTGCGGCGCGGCGTGGCTTTCACGGCGTATCGGCTCCGGAATGACTTCAGGGGCAGGCGCAGCGGCTGCGGCGGGGCGATTTCGAGTGACCCTTGTGCGTGCCGGAACGACGGGCTCTGGCTCAGGCACTGACGCAGCTGCGGGGGCAGGAGCTGGGCGAGGCTGGATAAAGGGCAATTCGGCAGCCGCCGGTTTCACCACCACCCCACCAAAGCTGTATGTGATAGCCTGGATAGTCTCCGGCAATTTGGAATATTCCTCAACCAGCAACAGCTCATCCGTCTCTAACGGTCTTAATGCCGCGAACAGTAATTTCGGGGTGGCGGCGTCCAAATCAAAGCGCAATTCAGTGACCACGGCGTCGATGTTGACGCCGTAACCACCCAAAAAGTTGGCGTACTGGCGCATGCCCATCTTGTCGGGGTCAGGCTTGCCCTTGCCACCAAACAGACTGGTCGCTGCCAGCGTCATTTCATAAACCTCACCATCTTCCAGGTTTTTCTCCAAGACCACCGCAATGCGGCGTTGGAAGCGGCAGGCTTTGGAATCACCTTGGCCTGAGCCTGCGATATTCTGTGGACAGGCGGCGCAGGTGGCTGCTTGAATCGCCGTCGCTGTTGCCATCGGCGTGATGCCGTCAGCACTGTAGCAGTCCGGTGCCACCGGGTCGGCATTCTCCTGATAGGCGGCTTTGTAATACTGCCGGGAAGTATGCTCGGCGACGCCAACAATGACCACGTTCAGTGCCCGTTCGGGGATGGAACCCACCTCCTGACCATTGATGACCTTGCGGAAGACCCCGCCCCGGATAGAGATACGGCGGTTTTCAAAACCACCCATCAAGGCTTTGGTGGCGGCAGACAGCTCTCTTTTTTGAAGATGGGCAGGGACGCCGCCGCCGTTTTTAAATATGCTTAAGTTGCTCATGGTGCTCTCTTATATAAAGTAATTATCAAAGTCCTCATACGATGGTTCTGGCATCGTAGCAGGGGGTGGGGTGCGCTTGCTCATCTTGGCAACAGACGGGGCAGGCTTGGTATAAACTCTTTCCTTCTTCGGTTCGCCGGGTTTGGCACGCGTTCTGATTGTTGGCGTCACACGGATATCAGGCAATGATTTGCGCTCAATGTACGCTTCGACTTCTTTGGCCGAGTATTTCACTTTGCCTTTGATATAGTGGCTGGTGAAGATGCCGGCTCGGCGCATATTATAACAAGACTGCCGGGATAACCCTAAAATTTCCCTGACTTCTTTTTCGGTTAAGAAAATGTCCGGTTCAGGAAGGTCCGGATGTAACAGTTCATTATTAGAATAATCGCTCATGGCTTACCTCTCCTAACCGTTATAGTAAACTTTCTGTCTACAACCACAGACGGGATAGGTTTGTCTGGGAAGTCTTTTATCCATGACTTAGCCGCGTTCTGGGCAAGCCTTTTCTCGACCAAATCAAACGCGTCATTGTCGTAGATGAATTGCTCTACAGCTGCCCAATCCGATACGAAGACTCGTTCTTTGATAGTCCTAAAGGCAGTGCCGGATTCTGTACGAACTGATTCAACGCCCAGTTCTTTACACAAATCAAGCAATGCGCTTTGGAGCATATCTTGTTTAGCGTCAAGCTCTGCTATCTGCGCTTCATAAGCCTTGGTGATTTCCGCTTTCTTGTTTCTGATTTTCAGATAGACGGATACTATCTTTTCTACATCGGGCATAGTCTTGTCCTGTTTAGTTGTTGACTGTGAGATTATTATACAGTTGTAAAGCTAGTTTGTCAACTCTTATCCCGCTCATCTTGTTTATTCAGCGCCTTGCCTACACTGTGTAGCACCCACATCATACCGATAGCGCCAATAAGCAGTACAATGGATATCAAATGTAACGTCTCACACATTTGCAATCTTCTCCAGGTGATGTAATTGCTTGGCGGACACATAGGTGTCATCGCCATATTTTTTATAATGCGCCCTCATACTACCGGTGAATTCGAGTTCCCAATCCGTGCTGGCGTTCATCTCAGCATCAGATAATAAATCATTAAAATCTTCTATTTCGCTTGCTGTCATTTTATTACCTCTTTAAATAATGCCAATAGAGTCGTTGCGGACATATTCTTTTTGTCCAACGCGTTCAATACTTTCTTCTCAACATCACTACCTATCAAATGGACAACAGTACATTGGTTGCGTTGTCCGGCGCGGTGCGTACGCCCATTCCCTTGTTGGTAAATTTCAAAGGACATGGGTACCCCGAACCATATTGTCGTATCCGCTTTTGTCAATGTCACACCGTGTGCCGCAGCTTGCGGCTGGATGATTAACACTTGCGGGTCGGGTTTGTTTTGGAAATCAGAGAAGATGACATCCCGCTTATTCATGGGGATTTTCCCGTGAATGGCCTCGCAAGTAATGCCTTCATCCTGCAGCATCCGCATGATTCGCTCGATGGAGTTCCTAAACTGCACAAACACTATCGTTTTGTTACGCGTCTCACGGATGATATCACACAGCTCTCTGAATCGGTTGGAGATATCAAACTCAATAATATCCCCACGTTCATCATAACAGTTGCCCGCTGAAATTTGCAACAACTTTCCAATCAGAACCGCTGCGTTCGCCGCAGTGACCGTTGTACCCGCAGCGAGAATCATCATTTCCTTTTTTAGAAGTTTGTAATACTTGTTTTGCTGTGCGGTCAGAGGTACTTCACGCGTCTCATATAATAGCTCAGGTAAATCCAAACATTCTGATTTAGTAAATCTAATTGCGGGTTGTAAAACTCTGTGTACTGTTCGCTCTGCATCGGGTTTATTTATCCACATAAACATATTGATTTTATACTGCACCATCTCCCTAAATGCACCATAAGACCGAGGCACTGATTTAGGGTCTATCATACGCGCCAGACCATAGGCATCACAAGGGCTCTGCGCAGCCGGTGTAGCGGTCATTAGCCAGCACCAGGTATCCGCTTTAATCAACTTGTTAATGAACTTGTGCTTGCGGGTTTGGACGTTCTTTATGTAGTTGCAGTTATGGACTAGCACATCCTCAACGATATAATCATGAGGGCCCGCTACTTCCAGATTCCAAACATCGCGAGGACATCCTTGTTGGATACGCGTAACACTGACCACCCTAAGTCCTGAAGCAACGCCTCTTTCTTCCTGTCTTGTTCTTGACGCTGTATTGTATTGTGGCTGTACCCGTCTACTTCTAAACAAATCATCTGTAAAGGGTCTGCGAAATCCAGCTTGTAGTGATAGGGATACCCGCTTCCACGCTTTTGTAATGTCTTTACAATATAGTTGTATTGGAAACTTTCTGGGAGTATTGAGCGCATTAGTAACTCTACTCTTGACATACCCGTACCATTGCCGCCCCGCACTCGCATGAACGGTTCCCGACTCCCCAACTCTACTGCCAGCGCACGCTGTTGTTGCTTGCGCTCTTCTGTATGGGGAATCCCCCTGAGAGGTGAGGGTTGGCCCCGATGCTTCTCCGCTGCTTTCTGTACGCCATCCATCATCCGCTTTCGCTCTGTTTGCCACACTAACTTTCTGGCGCAGGAACGGGAACAGGTTAATGCTGGACGATACCGCAACACTCTGTGGGGTACAAAATGCTCCCCTCCGCAGACCGGACACATAACTGTCTCCCCCATAACTTTTGCAGAGCGCGCTTGCGCCGTACATTTTGTGCTGCAATATTTTGCAGGGTTGGTTCTTAAGTAACTCTTTACCTTTCGATACTTTTTTCCGCAATGCCCGCACACCAAATCTACATAGTACGACTCTTTCCAACATGCGCGAGAACAATAGTGAGATGCCTTCTGGTTGGCAAACACCTTCTGCTCGAACGGCGTCCCGCAGGTGTGACAATTCTCTTGATGTAGTACATATTTCACCAAGGAGGTCTTTTGCGGCGACCCAACCATTTCGGGTTGAGAAAGGGTGCTCTTCTGTGCAGGTAATTTTGATACCATCTTCAAACTCGACTTCAACTATGTTGGATGATTGTTTATGAAACGTTTTGGTTACGGGTCTTGGCCCCCAACTTGTCTCTATTATATCACCTTCTACGATTTGTTCAATAGCTCTAAAACCAATAGGCGTAAGAACTCGTGTCCCAGCTACAAAGCACTCATCAATTATGATTAAATCAAAGTTACCTCGGTCCAAAGCGTCAATCACAATCTCGACGCCATCATAATTGATAAGTATAAACTCAGCTTTACTATTGATTATTGCCTCGCGTTTCTCCTTTGTGCCATGCGCCACATCAACAGACCGATGCATCACTGTCCTGAATATCTCCTGCTTCCATGCAGAATCGAGGATGCTAAGCGGCGCGATAACCAATACACGCCGTATAGCACCTATACTTAGTAGGTAGTCGGCAGCCCAGATAGCGCTTTTCGTTTTGCCAATTCCTAATTCGCCAAAGTTATACGCCCGCCTATTCAAGGTCAAAAACGAAGCGATACTGCGCTGATGCGAAAAGGGTTTATGGAGTCCAGGCCACCCATACCGAGTCTCAATGGGCGACGGTACCGTAAAGCCCATGTTTTTTAATATGTGAACATTCCCCAGATTAAAGGGGATGAGCACTTTGCCATTGTCTATCTTGTACTTGTCTATTACTGTTGTAATGTCGTCAGGGCTATCCGTGGTGACGGATAACACCTTATCATGTATTATCTCAATCATGCTCCGTCAGCGCCTCAAGTAGCGGCGGCTTGCTCAGGGACTTGTCTATGGTCCAGTTGCGCAGCTTATTACGACAAACGCGCCGTTCTGCCATGCGCAGGCGGAGTGCAAAATGCGTTAAAGCATCGGTGTGGCGCTCGATTAAAGAGGGCGGGAGCCCCGCTTCCTCTGCCAGTGATATCACTGACTTGGTTGATATTTGCATGTTACTTCCTCTTTGCAGTGTGATTTGAATTACGTGGGAATGACCGGTTCTGTGACGGCGTCTGTAGCCTGAGATTGCTCTTGGCGTTGCCGGCTTCGGTGCCCTTAATATGGTCAATATCCTTACCTTTTCTAGGGATATCGAGTTTATCGTACAATTGTCTAGCCTGCTGCCGTTTCTTGCGTGCGGCCACGGCTTTGGGGTTTTTCTTTTCGACCTGGGCCTCGTGTGACGGGTCGCGGTCATTCATGTCTTTGTACGGCATCTGCCTTCTCCTCAGTAATTATTTCACGTATTTCTTTAGCCATTGTTTCAAGCATATCGGGTAGTTGGACTACTACATCCGGATGTTCCGACTGTAGTGAGAAACCACTGCCCAACACGCCATTAATTATAATAACAATGGCGGCTTGCGCATCGGTTCTTTCTCGCGCCACCGTACAAATATCATCGTATTTGCCGGGGCCGTTTGTGGGTAGTTCATTCATTCTAACTCCAATCGTTTCTCGATATGCCCCAAGCGCCCATCGAAAGTATCCAGACGATAGTTGATTTGAGCTAAATCAAGGTGTAGTAATGCCGTTGACCTCTCAAGTGAGGACACACGGTGTATGATATCTTTCACGTCCTCTGCGGTACGCTCGCCGGTCTTGCGGATAGCTTTCAGATGCTCCAGCGTTAAGTACGCTACCTCTTCCTCACTCACTATATTCTCCGTTATGTACACAGGTATGTACCGCACACCAGCGCTTGCAGAAATTGTTCTGCGTTGGATTCCACACGTTACTTTCGTACGCCGCTTTCAGGCGTTTTAAGTCCTGATTCAGATGCGCAAACACTGTAAACCGACTGGCAAAATCATACTCTGCTTTGACAATTTGTCCAGCCTTGACGAACAACAGCATGCTTTTGACCGTTTTGACCTTCGGGAAATGCAGAAAAATAAGCGCCGCCAGTAATGCCAACTGGGTGGTGTCGGCATAGGCTGCACTCTTACCGGTCTTAAAATCGACCAGGTAAGCTTTCTCATTATCGTGGTCAACGGAAATAAAATCACTGACGCCCCGATACCAGCAGCTTGAATCCCAGTAATCACAATGGACAAACGCCCAATCTTTGATAGCTATGCCCATCTGTAGCTCGACATATTTTTTGCCCGGCAACGCTATTAGCTTATCCAGGTAGCTCTGCATGAACGCAAACTCGGCAGGCAAGGGCATGTTGGACTTGATGTAAAACTCCGCCGCGCTGTGCAGGGCTTTGCCGTACTTAATCGCATCGGTCTCTATGAACGGTACGCTTTTACGTACGCGATGCTCGTAGAATTGCAACGGGCATACTTGAAATTGGCTTAGCCCCGAATAACTCCACGGCAACATTTTTGACATTTGATTCTCCTAAAAATAGGGTGCCGTGCCTAAAAGGCACGGCCTTTGCTTCGCTGTGCTATGCTAAGCTTGGCACTGCAAGGCATCGCACTGCATCGCAGTGGTACAATACCGCACTAACCACTCGTTGGAATGGCTAGTACGCTATTATTAAAATAGCCTTTGCATTGCTCCGCATGGCTTCGCATAGCAAGGCACAGCAGCGCTTTGGTAAATTAATTACCGCACTAAGCCCTCGTGAGAAGACTCAGTACCCTAATTAATTAGGCTTTGCATTGCTCCGCAGAGCATAGCTAGGCACGGCATCGCTCAGCATCGCAGTGCACGGCTAAGCATTGCATAGCTTTGACTCACATAAATTAACCCCCTCTATAAATTTCATATATAATATTATACACCCCCTAATTTAATACGCAACCTTATATATGAATAAAAAATATGTTTCTCTGCTGGTTAAGGTTCAGACACACAAAAACCTTAAGCAGCTATCATTAGATTTGGGACTCCCCCTAACACAACTCATTGATTTGCTATTGAAAGAGTATCAGGAGAATCGAGATGCTCCCAAATCGCCTGTTTGATTTCCGAAACCGCGTAGAAATTAAGATAACAGGAGATTTCCTCATCGAAATGGTAGATATACAAAATATTCAAGCCAATCTTGGGGTCGATATTATAAAAAATACTTAACTCAATACTGTGAAAACTAATCTCTATTTCATTCACGTGGTCGCCTCTGTGAGCCTAAATGATAGTTAGAATTTTCGCGGATGCCTTGGCGTCTAAGCCAAATCTCCGCTCCAGTTTTCATGCCAAAGCCGTGTAGCCAACAATACAGACACTGCCTAACAATCGAAAAGAGTTCGGCCATAATGAAACTCAACCTCCAAGGGAATATCCGGCATCCAGTCCGGCGGCTGGCACATGATTTCTTCTAAAATCTGCTTCGCCTCCTCTACACCCCCCTCCGGCACCAGGACATAGGCGGCGTCGTGAATCAATAATACAATAGGGTAATGCTTATTGATTTTGGGTAGCGCCTCAGCAAAGATACAGCGTGCAGTTGCCTGAGTAATATTGTTAAAACACTTACCGCTGTACAATCTATCCCAACTGCTTCTAATTTTGTATTTATATTCCCGCTTCCGGGTCTGCGCATCTTCAGAATACTGTAGCTCAGGGTATTTTAAATACAGTCCTGACGGTAGCCGGATACCCTTGCGCCCTTCGACCTTGATTAAATTATCGGTTAGTATCATCCCCTCACCGCCTGTGGTTAATAACTTAATAGCGTTACCACACGCCGACCATGCTGCTCTCACACCGGGGTGGTTGTCTCGGTAAAATTCCACTATCCGTTTACTTTCGACGATGCCCACATCCAAACCTATACCCGAGAGAATAGCCGCTTGCAGCTTCGCCGCGCCCACCCCAAAAACCAATGACAGACAGTTATGGACTAACACGTTAGACACCGTGAAGCGATGCCTAGGGCCGGCGTTTAATATGTCATAGACTCTAACTTTCTTTTTATCCCCCGCCAATTCTTGCATTTCTTCGCCACTGAGTCCCATGCGGTCTGGATAATTTGTTCCCCCGTTAAACCCTGCTGAACATACTTGCAGGTTACTCTCAGTGCGTAAGGGGATTCTGCCCAGTCCGCTACCAGAAGCATTTCCTCTCGCCACGAAATCCACATCGTATTTCGACGATTGCTGGTCTGTACCTTGCGGGACACCATACGCAAGTTCCCTACTGCATAGTGTCCATTGTTGTCGATTCGGTCCACCTCCAACCCGGAATCCCAGAGAGGCAACGTTTTGATATACTCTACACACTCTTTCGTTGAGCCAAACAAAAACTGAATCCCTCGTCCTCCGTAATTGGCGTAGCCTTTGTCCATAGGATTGCAGCATCTTTGTTGCATAGCTGTTGCCCGTTTTTGTATAAGCTCCGTAACCTTGTCCCAGACAATCAGATGACCTTGCCTTTGGTGCCGAGTTCGTGTTGCACAAGGCTTGCATCGTCTGGACTGCCCTCTGATAATGGCCTCTACATACGCCCACTGCTCTCTGCCACAAACGCAGCGCACATGTATCTTTATGCTCCCCGATTTCACTGTTTGTTGTATCTCGGTACTGATTATCTCCCATGAATTTAAGCGGGCGCCTATCATCTCCGGTAGTAGCGAGACGCGCTGATAAATTGGCGGCATCCCCGAACTGGCGGGTCTCACCAGTTTGCGTAAATATAATATGGTCGGTAGTGGCTGTAAGTCCTTGGTATGTGATGACATCTCTCTCC